GCAAGCACCGGATATCCAGTGGTCTTTGATGCCACGCATAGTGTTCAACAACCTGGCGGATTGGGGTCGAAGTCAGGAGGCGATAGGTCCATGGTCCCATACCTGGCGAGGGCTGCTGTAGCCACAGGATGTGTTGCAGGAGTATTCATAGAAACACACGAAGATCCGGACGCAGCACCCAGTGATGGTCCGAATATGATCAAACTGTCAGAACTTAAATCATTGTTAACAGACTTGGTAGCCATAGATGGAATTGTCAAAAGAACAACGTCAACAAGCTAAGGCTGAAAAAAGAGCTGCCAAAATGGCAGCACGTGGTGAATACCCAGATCTAGTAGTGTCTTTGGATCTTAACGATCCGATCACTGTGCTGTGTGTAAGATTTGGCAACAAATACGGTCGTGAATATGTAGAACGTTTGCGCAACATGGTTGCAAGACACCTCACCGTACCCTATGAATTTGCCTGTCTCACTGATGATCAACATGACATCCCCGGAGTACGTAAAATATATCAACCTAATGCTAACTATGTCAGAGGATGGTGGCACAAGGTTCACATGTTTGATTCTGCCTTGCCTATCAGGGGTAGAATATTGTATCTTGATCTCGATGTGGTTATACATGCCAATATGGACAAACTTACTAGATATCATACTACCAGCTTCATAGGTATTCATGATTTCAACAGAAAATTTTTCCCCAGTTGGAACTATCTCAACAGTTCAGTGTTGGCATGGACACACGGCACACAGGGTCATATCTACGATCAGTTCAAACAGAAACCATCAGAGGCTCAGCGCCTGCAGGGTGATCAAGATTGGATATGGAAACTTTGCAAAGATCGAATGAAATTTTGGCCTAAAGAATGGGTAATGAGTTATAAATGGGAAATACGCAGCAGGGAAGAACTAGTAGTAGCTCAATCAAGAAGACAGTTCAAAACAGTGCGTGATGACATACGACCTCCTCCAGACTGTAGTATAGCTGTTTTTCACGGTGAACCAAATCCTCAGGATGTTCAGGACAAGTTTGTAGTTGACAACTGGCGGTAATGATGTTATACTTGTAGTATGAATATTCCATACACCGATCAAGAATGTCGAACAAAACTACAAGATCTCTATGAAGGGCGTACTTTGATTATACCGGCCGACCTCGACCACGCTTATCAAATGTTGAATCTATCATTGATGTATATCAGAGACGATCGCCAACGAGTAATGGGTTATTTAAAACAGGATACTGTAAATGGTTAAACGCATAGGCTTTGCCTGTAAGTGGATCAACGATCCTTCCGAAGTCGACGGAATGAAAATCAATGCTCGCGACCGTGAGCTCAACACAGGGTCAACTACTGTGGCCTGGTTGAAGCGGCAGACTGCTGACGTAGCAGAGCAGAGATTATGGGATCTCATGGTAAGAAACATTGAATCAGTTCGCAAACTTGTAGAAAGAGTAGGTACATTAGATGATGAACTTCGCATGGTCCGTATTGGCAGTGATGTGCTGCCTGTTTATACTGAGCGTAATTACAGCTGGTTTTGGCGTCAAAGCCATGTGGTTGCATATGCCCAACAGCATTTTGCTGAGGTGGGGCGTATTGCTAGAGATCGTAATGTTCGTCTCAGTTTTCACCCTGGCCAGTTTACTGTGCTGGCATCTGATAATCCCGATATTGTTGATCGTAGCATAGAGGAGTTTGAATATCATGTGGACATGGCTCGTTGGATGGGGTATGGTAAAACGTTTCAAGACTTTAAAATCAATGTGCATATCGCTGGCCGACAAGGCCCACCCGGTATCCGCAGTGCTTTGGCACGGATGACTCCCGAAGCTAGAAACTGTCTTACTATAGAAAACGATGAAATGACCTGGGGCATAGAACACAGTCTTGAATTAGTCAAAGACTGTGCTTTGGTCTTAGACATTCATCATCATTGGATTAAAACTGGAGAATATATTGAAAGCACTGACGACCGTGTTAAAGGGATTATTGATAGTTGGCGTGGTGTGCGCCCTGTCATACATTATAGTGTATCACGGGAAGACTGCCTTATTGAGCATCCCGGACACCTCCGCCCCGATCTTTCGACCCTCTTAGAGCAGGGTTACAAAAAAGCCAAGTTGCGAGCACACAGTGAATTCTATTGGAACACAGCCGTAAATGAGTGGGCGTTAACTTTCAGAGACCAATTTGATATCATGTGCGAAAGCAAGGCCAAGAACTTGGCCTCATTTGCCCTACATGAGCAAGACAAATCTATTAAGAAGTCTTTGGCTTGCGAGGAGTCTTTGCTGCTGCTTTCTTAGCTGGTGCTTTCTTAATCTTAGCCACAGCCTCTGCTTTGTTTCCGGCAGTAATATCAGATACATTAGGTACAGGTGCAGTTGGTGCAACGTCAGCAACTTTGACATGGATTTTACCTTCCGGAAGTTTTTCACCAAACGGCCAAGGCTCATCAGCACCAGTATTGAATTTTGCCAAGGGATGTTGCTCTGGATTTTTGCCAGGGCCACCAGGTATCCATTTATCAATGACGTCATCAGTCTCTGCTTTTTTGGTTCTCACATAACCATTCCACAATAGGGCTGCGCCCACGATAATTGCTATAAAAATAAAAATTTCCATGTGTAAATCTCCTTGTAGGTTATTTATACGGTAAATACAAGCATGGCATATAATTTTATACAAAAATTCATAGTTGAAGGCAAAAAAGACAAACTGATCCAGCTGACTCTGCCCTACGATCGCAATGACCTAGCGCCAGTAAAAAGCAAAGCTACTTTAGATTATCACTACGGAACACTGTACAAGGCCTACGTTGATCGTTATAACAAGGGCGAAGGCGATGACGATTTCAACGAAGCTGGCGCTTTCCTACATAATATCTATTTTGGACAATTGAAATCGCCCGAGGGATCCAACAGGCCTTATGATGCTGCTTTGCAGTTTATAGAAAAACATTTCAAAACTTTTGATCTATTCAAAAATGAAGTTGAACGGGCCGCCATGAAGATACAGGGCAGCGGATGGGTGTATTTGTCCAGGAACGGTGAAATCAAAACCATCGTTAATCACGAAATCAAGAACGATATTGTATTATTGATAGATTGGTGGGAACATGCATGGGCATTGGACTATCAAGCAGATAAAAAAAGCTATCTATCTAACGTATGGAAAATAATTGATTGGAGGGTAATAAATGGCGTACTCGGACAAAGTAATTGATCATTATGAAAATCCACGAAATGTTGGTAGTTTTGACAAAAATGATGTTGACATCGGCACTGGCATGGTAGGTGCACCTGCCTGTGGTGATGTAATGAAACTACAGATAAAGGTAAACAATGAAGGCATTATCACGGACGCGAAATTCAAAACATACGGCTGCGGTTCAGCAATCGCAAGTTCATCACTCATTACGGAGTGGGTCAAAGGTAAGACGTTGGCAGAAGCAGGATCTATTAAGAATTCTGAGATCGCCGAACATCTTGCACTCCCCCCAGTTAAAATACATTGCTCAATTCTTGCTGAAGACGCGATTCAAGCGGCCGTAGCAGACTACAAACAAAAACATGATCTCATTAACTGAACTTGCTGCATCTAAAGTCAAACAGAATCTAGAGCGCAGAGGCAACGGTCTAGGAATCCGACTTGGCGTAAAAACCACAGGTTGCAGTGGTCTGGCATATGTTATAGAGTACGTTGATCAACCTGCAGTAGAGGACATGAGTTTTGTCAGTCACGGAGTAAATGTTTTTGTAGATCCTAAAAGTTTGGTATATCTTGAAGGTGTAGAAATGGATTGGGTCCGCAACGGACTCAACGAAGGGTTTGACTTTCAAAATCCACAGGAACGAGATCGCTGTGGCTGTGGCGAATCATTTAGAATTTAGACACAGGTAAGTCTACACTAGCTGGCATATTCCATATCTGCTTCTGCTCTACTCCTGTGCGTTGAGCAAATCTCTTAGCATCACACGACCCGCAACAATGAAAGAAATTGTTGCTGAGTCGTTTCTTGTCCATGTGTTTGAGATCTCTTTCAAATACCGAATCACAGGCATCGCATCTCAGCACCGCCACGGTCTTTTTTCTAGTATAGTTGTGTGTTGTCCCACACTTACTGACCCTAACATATTGATTTAATTGTGTTTGTGTTTTTAGAAACATCGAGTATTTACATCCGGCTTATAAAACTTTGGGCTAAATATTAGAATATTAGTTTAATCTAGGATTCTAAACATGGCAAGAAAGACTATTGATATTGGTGCAGTTGGCAATGACGGCACTGGTGACAGCATAAGAGATTCATTCCGTAAAGTCAATGACAACTTTAGAGAACTGTATAGTTCGTTGGGGTTAGGAGAACGACTGAAATTCACTGGGCTAGAAGACGCTCCTAGTACCTATGTGGGACAGAATGATGCTACTACTGGAAACACCCCGGTGGTCACGGTCAACAACACAGAATCGGGACTGGCCTTTAAACAGCTGATAGCAGGTAACGGTATCAGTTTAGATTTTACCACAAACCCCAATCAAATCGCTATCAACTCGGACTTTGCTGAAATCGTAGCAGACTCCACGCCCCAATTAGGCGGTGATCTTTCTATGCGATCTGGTGGTAATCAATTCCGTATAATTGACGCTGGTACTACAATCAGTCCCCTTGCACCTATTTTCAAACACGAACTGGTCAATAAAAATTATGCAGATTCTAAGATTGCCAGAGCAGGAGTTAATGCTGTAGACCCTGCCACAGGTAATATTGACGAATCGTTCGGCAGAATGAGTGGTCCGCTGATATTGTCACGCTCACCAGAACCAGATGACGACACAGTATATGGTGGATTAATTGCAGCTACAAAATCATATGTAGACAGTTCTGCATTTGGCAGCAGTGTGAATCTCTATGTGGCACTCAGTGGCCAAGACGATCGCCCTGGAGTGTCACCAGCACTGCAAGGTCGTGCGTTGGCCTATGCTTATAGAACACTAGAAGCCGCACTTAAACGTGCTGAAGAGCTGGTTCTAGAAGCAAGACCTATCATAGGTCCATATGAAAAAACTCTAACGTTCAATAACGGTGCCACAGAATGTTCGTTGACTGCCATTGAAGAATCTCCTACCTCAGGCACAGGCTTTGTAGGAGCCATACGCATGAGTGTAGACACTGTGACACTGACGTCAGTGGGCACAAATTATTATACTGGTGACATTCTAGAACTAGTAGGTGGCACTGTGCCTGGTGGCGGTGGCAAGTGTTTTATCGAAGTGCTGTCTACCCTGACCACACCCGGAGCTATTGTTACTTTTAAAATTGTATCTACTGGTGTATATCAAGGATCATTGCCCGGCAGTACTAATGTAGCCACTGTGATATCCAGCAGTGCTGCACCTGTAGGCATTGGCTCTATTGGTGTAGGGGCGCAGTTTAATGTCACTTACAAAGTGGGATCTGTAAGTATCACCAATGGTGGCACTGGCTACAGTTTGGTTTCGGTGAGAATAACCGGTGGCGGTGGCACTG